CATCTTGTGCAATCTTTCCTTTTACCGCAGGACGGGGGAATGTTCCGGTAAGGATAGAGCCTGCAGGCGGAGCGTTGAATCCGGTGGAGATTCCTTTTTCGGAGACAAGGATTACATTTTCTGAAATCCTGCCCTGCATAGCTCTGCGAGGATATGTACCGCATATTCTGTCTGTGATGTAGGCATAGTTGCCAACACAGCTGACGAGGATTGTGCAGCGAGTGCGAAATGCTATAGTTCCGCCTTCAAGCCGTGATCTGACAGGCTTAAATATTTCTATCATGTGTTCTGCGGCGACTAAAGATATTGCAGTACGTTGCTCGGTGACGTCTACGATCACGCGAAAATAATACGGCTTGCCGTTATACTCAAACCATTCTTCTACTGCCGACCCCGGGCAAATGTCGGACAAAGCTGTTTCCATTGCCTTTCTTGTTCCAAGGTGCTTATGAACGTAGAAAAGTGAGCTTATTTGGTGACGTTTTGAATCGAGCGAGCCGTCGTACAAATACCAATCAACCTTAAAGTCGTGAGCCAGTATGTCAAGGAGCGATTCGTCAAGTTCAAAAATCCGAGTATACAATGCAAGCAAATGATTATCATTCCAGAGCTTAATGAGTTCTTCTGCGGTGGATTCAGATAGCGCATTTTGCTTTGCGTCCGGCTTTAATGAGATTGGAAAAGCGTTAAGAAGATTATCAACAGATACCGTTCTATTCATCTTCGTAGCCTCCATTTGTCACTGTTATTTTTCGGAGCTTAGCAACCTGCGGAGCGTATCTATCTGCACCGTTGCTCATAACAGTAAAGGTGGGCGAACGAATATCTAATCTTTTTGCGCCAGTCTGCATAAGCCGTGAGTGAAGCTCAGACGGATTGATGTCACGACCGAGCTTTGCGCTTTGCCATGCTGTATACTCATTTACAGCATTGTTGATAGCTATTTGAATATCGTTAAGCGAGAGCTGAGAGGTGCGAGATATGTAATACGTAAAATCGATATCATATTCCACAATGAGCGGGTCGTGCATTGATACGTAATCCGTAAGAGGTCTTACAATTTCATTATTGCAGACGTCATAGATAGCTTTCTTGATTGTCTCACTTGCGATGGTGCCATCATTCATAAGAGCGTAGATGTATACTCGTCCTGCTTCTTCTTGCTCGATTGTAACAAAGAGCTTTTTCGCCGTCTTGAGTGCTCCGTCCTGCTTGATAGCGATTTTTGCAAGTCCATTCGAGTAATCTACTGTGTAATCCGGACCGAGCACAGCGGGGCGCGTAGACCCCTCTGCGTAGATTTCGAGAGATTCAATTGTCATTTCTTCGCCGCCGAGAAAAGCTATATGTGTTCCGTCGTTGAGGACGTAAACCGTAAGCGTTTCTTCACGAGCAAATCTCGGCTGAATAGCTTTAACATCTGCAATTTCATTTGACACTGACTTAGCCCAGAATTCATAAGCACCCTTCGGACCTGCGGTACTGAAAGAATCCAGAGACGCTCGCATCATCTCGAAGTAAGTGTCATCGCTGTCTCTGCCGGCGCCGCCATCCGTCTCACTAATGTTTATACACGACCTGTAGTAAAGTACACTATCCACGTCTATGAGCGTGTTAATCTGTCCCGCTGCATAACCGTTTCCGATAGCACCGGGCGTCTCGCATTGAATTTCAACATCTGCTGTGGTACTACCGATTTCAACAAGAGCATCCTCTACAGTAAACCATATTAAACGTTTGCTTGTATCGGTTACTCTTGTTCCTTTCGGGATAAGTATTGCAGTACTTTGGACTTCAGAGATTGTAAACCGCTCAACACATCTCGCAGGCTGTTCAGGACGGCGCTTTAAGGCATATATCCATTCACCGAGGGTGTCAAGATTTTCTCCTTCGGCACGGCTCGGAAGATTCTGATTGCCGATGTAGTTCTGGTTTACTCGTTCCTGCACGATTACGCTTGCCACCCAAGCGAGAAATATTCTTTCAGGGTCGCCGGGCTGAAGCGTTCGCTCTGTAATCTCTTCATACTTGGAAATCAGCTCCGAAACAATACTGGCACTGTCGGAGCTTACAAACTTATAATCTTCGTTTCTTTGGCTCATTGGTCAATCTCCACCTCCAGTATAGCTGTTGACTTGCCGTTTACAGCCTGATTGTGTTCAAACGATACTGAAATTAGCTTTGCTCTTGGCTCAAACCGTTCTAACGCTTCTGTTACTTCCTCGGTAAACAGTGCCTCATATATCGGAATCGGCTTATCTATGAATTTCATAGGCAAGCCAAATTCTCTATACATAGGGACCGTGCCGCGGCGTGTTGACAGTATCAGAGAAATGTTCTGAGCCACAGAGCGAATGATATCATTTTCGAGCAAATCATAGGTCGGCGGTCTGTCTGAGCGGAAAGTATAACGCATAAGTATCACTCCTTACGATATTCTGTAAGCGTAACAGAGATATCCATATCCGTTACGTTTCCTTTTTTATCATAGTTGTTGTAAGTCGCTTTGCACTTGCTTACCACCCAACGATAAGATCCGAAAATCACATTTCCTACGATAAACGGTACCGCAGTTCCGTCACTCATGTATTTTCGTAGCTTTAGGTAAGTATCGTGTGGATCAGCTCCGAGATACTTGGAGGCTTTGATGTTAAAAGATATGGTTTCGGGGGCTGAACCGGTAAACTCCACAAGTCCTGTTTTCAAATGGACGCTGTGTGTCTGGAGCGAAGCTGATTTCGTGCGAGAGAACTTGTTTAATGTCATGATAGTCTCACGCGACACTTCAAAAATGATTTCTCCGAGAGTTCCAATTTTCATTCTATTCCTCCCAGGACATAGCCTACCGGCGAAAAGCCGGAATCAAAAATGCAAAGAACAGTATCATTGACGTCAGGAAACCAGGGCGATATTACAATATCGTGCTGATGTTCCGCAAAAGCAGCGTCACCACTGCCGCCGGATTTTTTCTCCGTCCGTTGCGGTATATCTTTTTTTGGAATGAAAGGCGGATTGCTTATGACTTTTAGCCAGTCGGAAACTATATCAACATCTTCAAAGTGAACACGAACAATGCGTTTTGCAAGGTTGATGTCTGTAACCTTTCCGATTCGTAATCTTCCTTCTTCCATGGGGGCCTCCTTATCCGTAGATAATTTCGTTTACTCGTCCTTGTACCTCGTCATAGTTATATCCGGCTTCTGCAAGCTTCCTCTTACGCTCCGAGCCATTGCCATAGTCGCCTCTGATGACGGCACGAGCAATATCATCAAGATTCTTATTGTCGTTTTTGGACGAGTTGCTGTTTTCTTTGTTCAAATCAGCGGCGAGCGCTATGCGTAATGAAATCTGCGTAGTATAGCCAGAACTGCTGATTTGATGTTTTGCTTGTTTGATGATGTACTTTCCGTCAAATGATCCCCAGTCTTTCAGCTCAACAACACAACCTGCGAGCAGAGCGGGATCTCCCGGAAAAGTGAAAGTTGCGGTCTTCTCAAATTTGTTATGTAACCGCAACTTTTTTTCAGCTAATAGACGGGCTTCTTCCTCTGTTTTTACAGATTGCTTTACCTCAAGGCACTGATTATCTTTATTGTCTTTATCATAATCTTCAGCATACGCAGTAGCTTGTATCATGGTGCCGTCGTTTTTGGTACAACTTACTCTGCAACTTGCGTATCTGTCGTTAGAAGCGGTTGAAAGCTTATACTTTATATATCCGCCCTTGGAGCCACGCCAGATAGTATATATTGATTTCTTTTTTTCATATTCAGACTGGTCAAAAACAATGATGATATTATTGGAAACCTTTAAGGAACAGCCGTTGTCCTGGCATAATGTCTTTAGGAATTCAATGTCACTTAACCGGTACTGCTCTATGCGCTCATATAAAGGGTCTGCTTTACACAGATACATGCACGTCATGCCATTCTTATCGGCAATCTCGTTGGCAATTCCGGACAGAGAATATTTCTCCCAAGACTTGCTTTTTTTCATTTGCCGAATCGTGCTTGAGTAGGGGAGTGATGTCCCCTTGATGTTGATTACGTTTGGCGGACCCGAGGCGCTTATCTCGTCAAGCGAGAACTGCCCGCATTCAAGCGATTCGTCCTTTCCGTCACTTTTCCAGTTCTGTCGGACTATCACCGCCTGAATCTTCATACCTTTTGTTGCATTCTGTCCGCTCCCGGAACTGCCCGAAGAAGACGAATCGCCGCCCGATCCAAGAGCTTCAAGATATGAGGCTTTGACATAGGCGTTTTTTCCGTCGTAGGTGATGTTCGCCCAGCTTCCGTCTATTGACTTGACCGTGACAATAGTGCCATATGCCAGACTTCCGTATTGGAAAAACTGATCACCCGCTCGGCTTCGCACTGCAAGCCCGCCTTTTGCAATCACCTTATAAGGCATGGAAGATTCTTTTTCTTTATCTTCTGTTTTTGGGGTGGGCAGCTCGGCGGCGGCTTGAATAGCGTCATTAAGCCATTTTTCTATCCAAATGCCGTCGCGGTCATGAAGCTTGATTTGAAGGTCGTCGGTTTCATCTTCTTCGTTGTCGGTGTAGGTAAGAGAAATGAGATATTTCTGCATTGATTTTGTGATGTTCGTGCCTGCAAAAAAGACCTCAGCGCTTGCACGACGGGCGAGATTTATATCGCTCATCCGCTCACCCTCTTCCAAGGCGGCAAGTCATCAGCAATGATTTTTTCTTCTACATCGGGAATGGTAAGTTCACATCCTGACGAAAAAACGTATACTTTTCTGTACTGTGGATTTACCGAAATGAGGAAATCCGCATACCTTTCGTCTCCAAGCTGTG